GGTTAGCACTAAACTTATAATCTGGTTGTCTTACTGCAGGAAGAACTTCTGCTCTAATAAGTTCTTTTCTTGCTTTGAATGTTGCATTTAGATCAATAGACCCCAATCCACTCAAGATTGCAATCTTATTTGAAGGTATATCAACAACAGTTCCTTGATGTTCTGATTGAGTTGTTTGATTAATAAGGGTTACTAAGTCACCACTGAACAATAAATGTAGTTCAGGACAGGCAATTCTAGTATTACCATTACCAATATCTTCAATAGTTTCTATATTGAATAGATTGGTAACATTATAGACCCATTCTGTAAATGCTTTATCAGTATTTTGTAGAGTACCGAGGTTTTTTACGTCAATAGAGTCACCTGAAACCATTTGCTTGGTTGGTCCAGGTATTAAGAACTTAGAAACAACACCAGTTATTCTAACGTATATCTTATTTCCATCTTCATCTGTTCCATAAACTTGAGAACTAAGACGAACTAATGCATTTTTAGGAATAGTTACGGAATTACCACTAAGTCCTAAGAATTGAGTAGTAGTTTTACTAGTATAAGTTACAATATATTCTATCTCATCAACAGTAATAATAAGGGTTCCTGCAGCAGGGAATCCTATTGTAGAGTCAACGTATATGGTATTGACATCTGCGACTTCTTGTGTTACACTTCTAGTAGTGGGGGTAATCTCAAACTTACCGTAGATTGATCCCCTCTCACTAATATCTTTGTTGGCACCTACATCAATACTGATCTGATAGTAAGTGTCTCCACCACGAGTATATTCAATTACATTGTCAACCGAACCATAAGCACCTTGTAGGGCACCATCTACTGCGTCTTGATAAATGGTTTGACCTTTTAACTTTCTAGGATCACCACTTACGGCAACAACCACCATATCTTCAGTGATGCGATAATCAGCATCTGAAGGTTTTAGTGTTTGTTCATATGGTTTGATAATAGATGCAGTAGATCCATATAATGCTCTGAATAAGATTTCAAAGGAATCATCTGTACCCTTTGTTGCATAAAGATCTTTTGCTTGTTTAGCAAATAATGCTTGATCTAATCCGGTTACAAACTTCCGGTCTTCAAGACCAGGAACATACAATCCCTTATATTTCTTGAAGAACTCAGCAAGGAAAAGGTTACTTAAGTTAGTAACAGTTGAATTATCAACATGATCTGCAGATGAAGATGTACTAAATGTTACTCTATCTTCTTCTGAACTTGTAAAAAGAGATGTTATTGCACTAAAGGCACGAACACATCCAAAAAACTGTCTTTTGTCTTTGCTTGTATATGATATAATCTCATTATCAATCTTAAGGTATCCATAGCGATCTGGGAAACCTATTGTAGAGTCAACAGCAATAGTTTTATCAAATGCATTAATGGCACCATCTAATACAGTAGATGATACAAGAAACTGTTGACGAAATGAGTCATTTTTAATATATTGATCTATATTCTCAGCAAGATCAATCGGACCACCTTGAAACTCTTGAGATTTATAATATTGCTCTAAAAACTCACCAAAAAGCGGAGATTCGCTCTGAGTATACTCTGGAATCTGAGTGGCGACTACAGAATGGATTTTGGCTCTAGTCTCTATCATTAGTTCGTGTAACCGCCGGTTGCCGTATTAGTTGTAACTTGTTGAGAGTTAAATGCTGTAGAAGTTGTATAGGTAGTCGCATAAGAAGTATCAACTTCTTGGATAGTATATGCTTCAGTCTCACTGAGATCAGTATAAACAGGAACTCCTCTTACAAGTGGTGATTGACGGTCTTTTCTTCCGTTGGGGAAACTAGAACTAACGATATAGTTAGATCCAGATACATCTTCTCCGGAGGAAATAGTGTCTGAAACCATCGTAACGAGGCTGTTACTAGTATCTAGTTGCAAATAAAGATCCTGTAATCCGATAACGTCATATGACTTGGGAGTACAGCTAATCTGAATCATATTTTGATCACCTCTAATCACTGTATTAGTAACAATCAGTGCATTAACAAAAACTTCTCCTTTTTGATAGTCAACCGTACCAACGTTGTTTCTAATAACAGCAACTTGGTTAGAAGAAAGAAGTTTGAATAAAATCAATCTACCAGTCTTTCTATCAGCATCTGGTACATCAGAGATGTAAACTGTACCCGAAATACCACTAACAGAGAATCCAGAAGACTTAATATTGTATCCAGTTAATGAGTTAACATTAAATGCATTACCATAACATAGTTCATATGATGCTAGTTGCCCTACTGCTGCTCTAAGGTCTCTTCTGATGGCACATCTAGTAATGTTTGAAGTAATAGCAGAGTCAGTTTGGTCAATCAATCTAAGTGCCTTAGAGTACTTAAATCGTGCTCCAAACGTGTTCAATTCAGTAGACTTAGCATATGTGTTTAAAGTCGATATAACGTCGGTCTGAAGGGCATCTGAGGAGTTCGTAGCGTTGGCATTGAAGTAGACACTACTGTCAGTTTCCACATATAGGTACTTAAGGTCAACTATTTCAGAAAGTATACCAGCAACGGTGTACCTCTTCAGTTTATTCTTAAGTTCCATCTTCTCAATTTGAGAAAGATACTTACCATTTTTTGGTTTAATACTAATGAATACCTTACCAAACTGTGGAGGATCAGTATCTTCACCACCATAAACAGAAACAGATTCTGTATTAGCGTAAATCTTAGTTATGATTGCTTTATAGTCATCAGAGGTTACTGCACGATTTTGAGCAGAATAGACTAAAGGAGCATATTTTTTAATAGAAGCGACTGATTCAATATCGTCTCCATTTGCTGCTTTAGAGGCAACTCCATCAAATACGGAAGGTTGTAAGTCATCAATACCTTCAGTAACCGTTACACCTGCATTATCAACGATATTTCCAGTAAATGTAAAGGAATCGACGCCATTTGCTTCCTTTCCACTTGTTGAAATATAGTTTACAGTGATAAAGTTGGAATCTTCAAGTTTTTTGCCAAATTTTCCATCTCCAAAGATGACTTCATACTTCTCATCAGCAACTTCTTGTAATAAGAAGATTAAAGAGTTGTTATTTACGTCAACAATGTTGTCTGTTAACTTATAAATCGTCTTTAAGTTAGTTGCAGAGCTATTTGGAGAGACTGATACCTTAATAGTAGAGGTATCAATGTTAGCATTGGGTAAAATGAACCTTTCTGTTGGAACATTGTCGCCAGTTTCACGATAAGTGAAAGTTTTTGTTAAATATGTGCCTTCATAAATCGTAACATCTTCAAATTGCGCTAAATTATCAACTACTGGGACGGTAATATCGTCCATAATCGCAAAACTGAAGTTTTCACTTCCAAAAGTGTTAGAAGATGCAACAATTCCCGCCTTTAAAGTCATCGTAAGCGGTTGAGTTGCATATGTTGAGGTATCTACACCGAAAGTTACCTTTGCATATGATGCTTTTTTCGATCTTGGGGTATATCCGACGTTTCTAGCAAGAGCAGCAACGTTTTCTCTTAAAGTTGCACTGTCAATAAACACCTCATTAGCAAGCATGTTGCTATTATAAGAGGTAATGTAAGAATTATACGCTAACGTGTCGATTAAGACCGACATATTAGACCCTTCGAAGTCAAAATCAGTAAAATTACTATTAGATCTCAGATAATCCTTAATCTGAGTCTTGATTTGGTCAAAATCGAGATTTGTGAACTGAGTTAATGGCATTTATCTGAATGATTCTAAAATAAAATTAAGCGTTTGCGTCGGAAGATCGACACCAATGATTTCATAGATTAATGTGCAATCAAATGCATTAGAATCAAAGTAAGGTGTAACTTCTACATCGATTAGATCGACTCTTGGCTCATAATTATCGATAGTACTGCGTATTTCATCAGCAATAATAGATGCAGTACCTACATCCATTAAGTCAAAAAGACTTCCATTCAGTCTAGATCCCAAGTTTGGTTGGAATGGACGTTCCTGGAGGTTAGTTAATACTAAATTTTTGACAGAACGAGAGATCGCACTCGCATTATTGAGTGGAATAATGTCTCTAGTAACAGGATGTGGTTTAAAAGACAGTGAAATGTCCTTAAACCTACGTGATACTCTCTCGACCGGCATTTATACTAAGTTTTTTTATTATTTAGACGCTTTATTCGGATTCCACAACTCCCCATCATCCTCATTTCGCTCATATAGGTCTGATGGACCCTTTAAGTTCTTCTTTTTGGGCGTTAAATCGTCTTCCCAGATCTCTCTTAGCAACTTTTCGTGCTGAATTGCTCCTAAATTGTCCAAAAAGTCGTTTTGTGCTTCCATTTTAGTCACTATTCCAACGGGGACCTTTGTCCAAATCATCAATATTTATGTTTCTATATTCGCAATCGACAATCTTATTGTTTCGTTCGGCGACTCTAATCGTATTATAACGCTCAAAACCCATTTCTTGGAGAAAAGCCTCCAACTCTTCTCCCGTATTTCCACCTTCATAGTCTTCAGATTCGTCGTATTCAGCGTAAATGTACCTTACGTTCTTAATATGTTCACCTAAACTCTTTAAAACACGTAAATCATTGCCTTGAGTATCAGTTTTAACAACATCTATTACCTTATTATATGCTAACTTATTACATAAGTCACTTAAAGGAAGGCACTCGACGGAATAAACCTGTTGAGTGGCACCTTCAAATCTTCCAATTGGCTTACAAAGAGAAGAAGTTCCTGGGTCGTTACCAGTTGCGGGTCCTCCCAGTCCATAGAAGTCCCGTTGAGTAGGCATTGCGACGTTATCAACAGCTGCTTCGATAAGGTAGCATCGATTCCCCGCATGGTGAGTCTCCAAGTGCGAGCAACAAGATTTAAAGTTATTAGGATGTGGTTCGATTCCAACAACGTAGACATCCTCATCGTCATTTAACCATTTTAGGGTATTTGGCATATTCATTGATAGACCTACGTCAATGCGAAGTTTCATACCCTTCATCAACTTCTCATTGATAACCGTATAGTCTATCATTTCCCTTGACCTCGCGAGCGACGCCGTTTTCCGTTTCGAGACGAAGCGGCGAATTTCGAGTGTTTGCCCTGGCCTTGCCGAGTTTTCTTCGGACGTGTTTCTATAACAACACTACCAAGTACTCCTTGCCTTACTTTTGCCATAATCTAAAGAACTCTTGTTTTTTCATGTCCAACACGTATGCGAGGATCACACCAGATCTCCATACCACCTTCGATAGCATCTAAACAGAAACTAACGTCTTCTCCACACATGTCTTGTACTGCACCAGATTCAAACTGTTGCATCTTAGGAGCAAACCATGGATACTCAATAGCTTCAGATTCAAATACACCATTCTTAATCATTACCCAACCAAACCCAGTATAGTCTACAGTGAATGGCTTCTTACGCTTCGAAATAGATTCTACAGTTTCGTGATTCATCACGCCACCATTTTTGCGGAAGTCTTCTTCATCTAACCAATGTGCAACACTAGTAGTACTTCCATCTTCCGTTGCATACCATCCAGCAGTAATCTGTTTTTCCTCTCCTTCGGCTGGAACAGATAGATCACATAGTTGCCAGAACTTGTTAGTGTCAAATACTATATCAGAATCTATCCAGAGTTGGTAATCATACTCTAACTTACCATCCCATGGTTTCTGTTGAGGTCCACGTAATACGTTAGCACCTAATACTTTACATCTAGCAAAGTTAACCATACTAGAATAGTCTTGACTGATCTGAATGGACATACCATTCTGTACCATGTCAAAACATAGTTGTACGAAGTTCTTAAGGAAGATATAAGAACATCCTCTTCCAGGTAAGCAGAAGACTATCTTCTTACCTTTCATTCTTTCTTT